TCATCCCGCGATCCCCATGCGCACCTGCCGCGCCACCCAGCCATAGCTGAACTCTTCATTGGCCGGACGAGCCAGGCTGATTTCCTCATAACGTCCGGTCCGGAAGGCGTGGATGGTCCAGAGCAGCACCTGGAGTCCTTCGCCGGTCGCGCCGCGCCGCTGCTGGTAGCTGGCCAGCGACTGCCGCGTCATAGGGCCGCATGCGCCGTCGACTTTGAGATCAGGGTACAGAGAGGCGCCGCGGTTAAAGAGGTTGAGCGCACGCTGGAGGAACTGGCCAGCTATGGCCTGGCCCATGTTAATGCCGGTGTCGAACAGCAGCTCGCCGATCGCTGCGGACATGGCGAGGATCTTATCGAAGCCCGGTTCGATCAGATACCGCTGGCGGTAGATTTCGACGGCCGTCTCGCGCGGGAAAACACGCATGTCGCCCGTATAGCCGAAGGCTCGCGCCACCTGTTCGGTGGTGCCCCAGCGCGTAGGCCCGCCCTTATCCTTGGGATTGTTCACATAGCCGCCCTCACGGCCGATCGCGTCATCGATCAGCTGATCAATGTTCATGTCTTGCTCCACGAAAAAGGGCGCCCGAAGCGCCCTATGGTTTCAGATTGTCGCCAGATTCAGACCTGCTCGGCTTCGCCGCCTGGCTCGTCGATCATCGAGACCAGTATCCCCATGTCGATCGACAGCCCCGGATCGAGCGGAAACGCCCGGTCGAGCATGTTCTGCGCTTGGGCCAGCTTCGGATTTTCCGGCTCCAGCCGCCGCAGTGGTTCAGCGACCAACTCGAATGCCCGCCGCAGCACCCGGTTCTCCAGCGCTAGACGCCGGAGCTGGGTTTCGATGTGCTGCCGATATTGCAGGTCGCGATCGTCCTGCTCTTTCTCCCGCTTCGCCAGTTCGTCGTGCCAAAGCTGGAGCTTCGCCGCGCGGGATTGCGCCCGTGCATCCTTCCAGTTGAGCAGCCAGGCCGTGCCCTTGCCCAAGGCATAGAGCACGGCCACAGACCCGGCGATAATTCCCCCTGCCTCGCCGGCGGCCGATCCCGGATCGGACATGCGTCAGGCGGCCTCTTCGGTCTGCGGCTCGCCAGCAAGCGCCTCCAGGCGAGTGACTTCGCTGGGCAGCCAGGTCGCGACGTTCCGGATCACGCTGATGACATTGCCGATCTGCTGATGGGCGGTGCCATTGGCCGGCAGGGACGCCTGCAGCGCTTCCAGATCGTCAGCGACCTTGCCGGTGCTGGCGCGGGCCATGACGGCCTGAGCAGCCTGGACCGACGACAGGGTGGCAGCGGCAATCTGCCGCTCCAGTTCGGTCTGCTGCGCCATCAGTTCGGCCAGCGTCGGGGTGGTGGTTTCGGTCATGTCTTGCTCCAGTTCAGAAACGAGGTTGGTGGGGATCAGGCTTTGGCGCGCCGGGTGCGCTTGGCCGCCGGGCTGGTGGTGCCGTCCATTTCGTCCATGGTGTCTGCTACTTGAAGCTTGAAGCTGGCCTGACCGCTGGCGATCGTCAGGATGGTGCTGGCGCCGATGGGGCTTTCCAGCACTTCGCGGCGGCCGACGATACGGTCGCGAGAAAGGGTGACCAGATGGGTTTCGCCCTGTTCGTTGACCGCCACGACCTCGATCGGGTTCTGGATGCCGGCGGCATCGATGACCTGCTTCTTCACATAGCCATAGGCATCGGACAGGCTTTCATCGGCCCCGCCGCCGCCAATGTCATACGCGATGCGGCATCCCTTTTCGTCGGCACTGCGCTCTTCGACGATGCTGATGCTGTTGGCGGGCAGCTCGAAGCGGGCGCCATTGTCGAGCTTCAGTTTCAAAACGGGGATCACGTCATTCTCCTTCAAAAATTGGTTACGTCGAGGATTGCCCAGGAATATTGCCGCTGGTTGTAGCTGTAGCCGGAAGGGGCAGGCGGCGACGGCGGGACAGGGAAGAACGTCGTACTGAACTGCGTCAGGCAGTAGCGAGATGTGATCGCATTGCCGTTGATCGCTGCGGCCAGCGCCGCCGACGACATATTGTCATTGTAGCCATTCTGGGCGCCGGACACCGGCGTCACGACCCTGCTATTGCGGCCAGTTCTGGACCCCATCATCAGCGCATAGGTCTTGCCGAACGCGAGCGACGTTGAAGGGCCAGCCGTTCCGATATCGGAACTGGTTTCGAACGTGCCCCGGAGCGATGCGGGGATCGACGCATAGCGGTGCCGGCTATCATATTTGACCACACCGTTGCGCTTGATCCTCATGCCCCAGCCGGCCCCGAGGACGGGTGGCTCGGCAAACCTGAAGATGGTAATCGTGAGCGCGGCGTTCGTCGTGTAGGTCGAGAAGGTGAAGGCCCAGCTATTGGCGCTATCGTCCCTTACGACCCAGGCGATGAAGGTTGGCGCCGTGCAGTTGAAGGCGATCGTCGGCATCTCGGTTGCCGTGAAGGTGACGGTGGTGTTGCGCAGATCGTTACCGACCGATGCGCCCACCGTGTGCGACGACTTCGAGATGAGCGCCATGTTCGCATAGAGATCATCGATCTGCACCGAACCGGTGGCCGCGTTCTTAAATCTTGCGCCAAACCTCGCCATCAGCGCACCCAATAGACAATGACGGCGGGCCAGGTGGCGCCGCTGGGATATGCCCAGGACAGGGTATTGCCCGACACGCTGATGGTCGGCGCGGCCGATGCGGCGGACGGCGTGTTGAGCAGCACCACCTGCCATTCGGGTGTGCCAGTCAGCAGACCGTCATCCGTGACGGAACCATCGACCCCATTCGTGTTCACGCGGCCGATGATCCTGCCCATGTTCGTGAACGGGTCTTGCTCGATGACGCCGCCCCGCTTGGTGCGCATCCCCCAGCCGCTCATGACAGATACCCCAGCTCGATCATGACACCCGAGGCATCGTCGCCGATCGTCTGGGTCGGGCGGCCCTGATTGTCGAAGGTCACCTGCCAATAGCCGCCCAGGCCGGAAGGGGTGACCATCTTCACCTTGTCCATGCGCAAGGTCATGTCGGCGCGGGTGCCATTATTGTTGGTCACCATGCCGCTGACGTAGCCATTGACGTCCAGCTCCAGGCCCCACTTCGCAAAGAGCGTTGTGACATTGCCCTCCAGCGACGCGATCGCCGTCGCCTGCTGGCTGACCGAAGCCCCCTGCGCCGATACCGTGCTCGACAGATTGGCATATTGCGTGGTCAGCGTTGCGAGCGTGGTGGCCTGCTGGGTCACCGTCGCGGAAAGGGCGGCTATATCGGCCGTCGCCTGCTTGGAGGCGATCTCGGAATCGTAGGCCGGCCGGAAACTGACCTTGCTCCACTCGATATAATTGCTGGTGGCCGACGAGGTGTACCCGCTCAGGCTCGACCAGCGGTTGAAGATGAAGATTTGCCAGCCATTCGGGTTCGCGCCGGTGATCTGCACCAGCCTGCGCCACCGACGCACACCGCTCGCATTGCCGGTTGCGCCGGCGATGTCGGGATCGCTGTAGAGCGACACCTTGTAGTTGACTGTCTCCGTCCCGCTGGAGTCCATGATGCGGAACATCACGCCAGCGCCCTGATAGGTGCCGGACCCGATCTGCGCGTCAACCTCCAGCACAATCCAGCTATTGAGCGTAACCGATGCGTCCTGCACGGGGGAGGTCCGCACGCCGATGCTGCTGGCGGTCGAGCTGTTGAGCGTGGTGCCCAGCGCATATGGCGACTGCTTGCCGGTCGGCTTGCTGATCGTCGGCGCCGTGCCGTTGGCCGTGTAGCCGGTCGGATATGTCGATCCGGTCGGCCAGGCTGCAAAGACCGGGTTCGGGTTGATCGACGCGGCCGCCACCTGGGCGGATACGGTGGCGCTGGTCTGAGCTGCGGCGGCGGCATCGCTGGCCACCGTCGCCGAGGTGCTGGCCGCCGTCGCGCTGCTCTGCGCCTGACCGGCATAGGTGCTGGCATTAGTGGCGCTGGTCTGCGCGCTCGATGCCGAGGCGCTGGCAGCGCTGGCGCTGGACGATGCGGCCGAAGCCGACGCCGATGCCTCGCCCGCCTTGGTCTGGGCGGTGTTGGCATAGCCGCTGGCCGAGGTGGCGCTGTTGGCGGCGTTGGTGGCGCTGCTGCTCGCGTTCGCCGCGCTGGTCGACGCGCTGCTTGCCGACGAGGATGCGTTGCCCGCCTGGGTCGATGCGGTGGTCGCGCTGGAGGACGCCGCAGAGGCACTGTTGGCCGCATTGGTTGCGCTGGTCGAAGCGCTGCTGGCGCTGCTCGCCGCCGCCGATGCCGATCCGGCCGCCGCCGTGCTTTCGGTGATGTCCTCCAGACGGATCAATGACACCTGATAGGTGCCTGGGCTGGATGAAAGGAAGGTCATCATAGCGCGGACGCCGACCGCACCGGATGCTATTGGCGTGTTGGATGAGAATTCCCACGACCAATCATACCATGTATTGAGCACATCTGCCGTGCGGCTGACATTGTTGTTGCTGACCGTTGTATTACCGCTCTGCCAGCCGATACGCCAAAGTCGCATGGTCCCGCCCGTTGCCCCCGCGATCTTACGCGCGCGGGCCGTGAGCTGGAACGTCCGGTTCGCCACCAGCGGGATCAGGCCGATATGTGCTATATTGACGTCGCCAGATGTCACCTCGATCTGAGCGACCACCCCCTCGCCAGCCACGGTCGGGAAACTATAGACCGCGTTCGGGGTGATCTTCGCCCCGATGCCGGCGCCAGTGAAGTATGACGGAGTCCAGTATTCGCCGCCCCGCTGGAAACTGGACGGCATCTGGCTCGCCACCGTCAGCCGGCTATCATCATAGCTGGACGATGCCGAAACCGCCGACGCGGCCGCCGCACTGGCGCTGTTCCCGGCATTGGTCGCCTGAGTGCTGGCCGTCGATGCCGATCCAGCCGCGGCGGTCGCGCTGTTGCCAGCGGCGGTCGCACTGTTGGCGGCATTGGTCGCCTGCGTCGAAGCCGTGCTGGCCGAGCCGGCGGCATTGCTGGCGCTGGTGGCCGCGTTCGTCGCCGAGGTGCTGGCATTCCCCGCAAAGGTGCTGGCGTTGCCCGCGCTGGTCGCCGCGTTGGTCGCGCTGGTCTGCGCAGCCGAGGCGCTGTTGCCGGCTGCCGTCTGGCTGGCAGATGCGGCCGAAGCGCTGGCCGCCGCTGCCGTTGCGGAACCGGATGCGGCAGTGCTCTCGGTGATGTCGTCCACGCGGACCCATGCCACCTGATAGGTGACCGCCGACTCCATGCGGACGATCGTGCGCAGATAGGCGCCCGTCCCGGCGCCAGCGGCAAGGACCATGTCGCCGGTGACGGTGCGGGCTATCTCATACCATTGGCCCACAGTCATCGCGGACTGCCCCGTCGACCAAGCCGACGCCTGCCCGCCCTCAGCCTTCACGGCCGACGCGAACACGGAACAGGCACCTCCCGTGCCGGACAACACGCGGATCAAGGCCGCGACCCGATAGGTACGGCCCGCCACAGCTTTCAGCCACCCACGCTGGCTGACATGGACGTTGCTGGTGCTTCCGACCACCTGCATCACACGACCGACGCCAGAAACATCGGTAAAGCTGAAGGTGGCGCTGGGCGCGATCGACACGGTGGTGGGCGGCGTGTTGTTGAAATTGCCGGTCCAGAACTCGCCGTCTTGGGTGAAGTCGATCGGCAGGGTAGCAGCGGCCGCCAGGGTCGCCGAGACGCTCGACTGCTGGGCAGCGGTGGCATAGGTGCCCGCATTGTTCGCGGCGGTCTGGGCGGTGCTGGCCGAGTTCGACGCCGCCGACGCGCTGTTGCCGGCCGCTGTGGCGCTGTTCGCTGCGTTGGTGGCCTGCGTCTGCGCGGTGGCCGCATGGCCCGCTGCCGTCGTGACACTTGCCGCGGCCTGCGATGCTGAGGTGCTGGCCTCGCCCGCCTTGGTGCTGGCCGTGGTTGCCGAGCCAGCGGCTGCGCTGGCGGACTGGCTCGCTTCGGTCGCCTTGGTGCTGGCAGTGGATGCGCTGGACGATGCGGCGGTCGCACTATTGCCCGCTGCCGTCGCCGATCCAGCGGCATTGGTGGCGCTGGTCTGGGCAGCACTGGCCGATCCAGCCGCGTTGGTCGCGCTGGTCGACGCCTGGCCGGCGCTGGTCGATGCATTGCCCGCCGAGGTGTTGGCCGACGTGGCGCTGTTCTGCGCGGCGGTTGCAGACTGACCGGCCGCACTTGCGGAGGTCGCTGCCGCTGCCGACGAGGTGGCCGCCGCCGTGCTTTCGGTGATGTCCTCCAGACGGATGAACTGCACCTGATAGGTGCCGGCATCCGTGAAGCCCATCATGGCACGGGTGCCGACCGCCCCGGCTGCAATCAGGGTGGAGGCATTGTATTCCTGCTGCAGCGTATACCAAGTATTGAGCGAGGCAGTGACTTGGTTGGCGCTGGAATTGCCGACCGTCGTCGCGCCACTCTGCCAGCCGATCCGCCACAAGCGCAGCGTCGCGCCCGTCGCGCCCGCCGTCTGCCGCGCAATAGCCGTGATGCGATAGCGGCGGCCGTCGACCAGATTTATCAATCCGATCTGGGACAGCCGAACCTCAGACGATCCGACCACGATCTGCGCGACCTTACCGATGCCACTGACGGTCGGGAAGCTATAGGTGCTATCGGCCGTGATCTTGGGCGCCAGGCCAGCGCCCGAATAGAAGATAGATGACCAGAACTCGCCGTCATTGATGAAGTCGGACGGCATGGTGCTGACAGCAGCCAGGCGCGCGCCATCATAGCTGGAAGATGCCGACACAGCCGAGGCGGCTGCGGCGGTTGCGCTGTTGCCCGCATTAGTCGCGGCGGTGCTCGCGGTGGTGGCGCTGCCGGCCGCCGCAGTAGCGCTTCCGCTGGCGTTGCTGGCATAGGTCTGGGCTTGATTGCGCGCCGTCTCGGAAGCTGACTGCGCGGCCTGGGCAGCATTGCGCGCGGTGACGCTGCTGGCAAAGGCCGCTTCGGCGTCCGTCTTGGCATTCGCTGCCGCCGTCGCCGAACTGGCCGCAGCGCCTTGGGCGGCCTGCGCCTGGTCGCGCGCAGCGCCGGCATTCGCGGAAGCGCTACTGGCCGTGCTGGCATAACCCTGCGCGGCCGACGCGCTGTTGGCAGCAGCTGCTGCGGATGCCGCCGCGCTGGCGCTGTCGCCATAGGTCTCGAACAGGTCCTCAATATCCTGCTCTGCCTGAGCTATCCGAACCTTAGCCGCCGCCGTATCCGTCGCGAGCTGGGCCAGCTGATCCTTTTCCGCAGCGCTTGCGCCATTGGTCGCGCCCGGCTGAGCGGGCTTCAATTCCTCAACCGGCGTTCCATCTTCATAGGTGATGTTGCCAGCAGTGATGGCGTCGGACAGGCGAAACCAATTCGGATTATTGTCCGCCGGGACCGACCCCTTCGCGGGCGTGGTGCCGATGAAGAGCCATTGCGAGCCATTCGGCAGCGTGACCATGTCGCCTTCACGATAGGTTTCGTCAGGGTCGTAAGGGCCACGCGGGTTCAGCGGCGCGCTGAAGGCGATGTCGTTCAGCCCATGGACCTGCCAGGTGACCGCCGCGCCCTGGGCAATCTTCCAGTAAGGAGCGCTGGTTTCGACCTGCTGGACATCGGCAACGGGCGGCAGGCTGCTGCCATCGGCCGCGATGGTCATGCTGGCAACCCCAATGCCGATCGCCGACAGGCGCAATACGCCCAGCCAATCGACATAGGCGACGGCGTTGACGGACATGGCGACGCGCTGGATCAGCTCGCGCGCAGTGGTCTGGGCATTCACGACGATCGAGAGCGGCCAGGGGCGAGCAGTATTCAGGGCGGCCACGTCCGCTGCCGACAGGCGGGCAGCGCCACCCGCGATCGTGGCGATACGGCGGATGATATCGCCGGGCAGACGGCTCCAGCCGCCCACGGCATCGCCCTGAATGTGGAAGGACAGCAGGCCTTCGGGCGGCGCGCCAAATTTGACGAAGCCCAGCGCCCGGCACGTCGCCCACTGCCCGCGCGTCACAGCACCGCTTTTAAGGGCCGCGAAACTCGCCGCATTGGCCGAAGGAGCGCCAAAGCGGTTCAGTCGCTCAAAGGCCACTTCAAACCCGTTGAGCGTCCCATAGCCGGACAGCTGATAGATATTGTCGACGGCATCGACCAAAGTGGCCGGGACGAAGCGCGGCGCGCCAAGCGCCAGCGTCTTGACCTGCCCCTCCAGATCGGTGCCGCCTTCCGCCCCGCCAGTGCCGGCATAGGTCGCCAGCATCGGCTGATCCAGCCAGCTATCATCCGCGCCAAAGCTGATCGACATGGCGCCGCCGTCGACAGAAGGCTGTTCCTTCACGCGCCCGTCGAATGTCAGCACGAAGCTTGAGAATGCGTCGCCCAGCTCGCCGCCCCAGATGCGGATACGCGCGTCATGGATAGCCAGGCGAGGAAGAGACGGGATCGCCTCGATATTCGCTTCCAGCGTGCCGGACGGCGACGTGATCGAGCCGCCATCAAAGCTGCCGTCGAAGAAATCATAGCGCAGCGTCGGCAGCTTCGCGATCACGGGCCACCAGGTCTGCCCGTCGAGATGGCACAGCCTGTCATCGTCATGGCTGGCCATGCGCAGCGTGGTGGCGGTGGCGCCGTCATAGGCGTCAATCTGGATCAGTCACGCCTTCATGCGTTCAGTCCGATCAGGCTGGCGCGCCATTCGAAGCCGCCGGGCTTCGCCCAGACCGTGCCCAGATCGCCGACAAGCGGGCCGAACCAGATGCGGTTCTGTCGCTGCGCATCATCGTCGGGATCGGTGATCAGGGCGACAGGCTCGCTGATGCCGATTTCCTCGATCAGCGGATGCACGACGGCTTCGACCTCATCCTTGTAGACGGCGCCGAAGGTGACGGCGACAGACCGCAGTTTCACGCCGCGACGGCGCAACAGCACCCCGCGAACGGAAAAATCGACATTGCTCATGTCGCGGACACCAAAGGCGGCACCGAACTGGAAATTGCGCTGAAGCTGGATTTTGCGGCCCATGACCAGACGCGCGACCGTCGCGGCGGCATTGGCCAGCCCGGCGATAGTCAGGCGCCAATAGCGCGAAGCCGGCGGCGGCGATGCGGGCGCAAACCAGACCGATCGGCCACGGCCAGACACCGGCATGGCGCTGCCGGCCAGGAAGGGCAGGGCAGCGCCCGCCCATGATCCGGCCGGGAAGGTCGCGCCCTGCGCCGCCGTGGCCGCCTCCACCTTCAGCGTCCAACTGGACTTGGCGCCGGTGCAGCCCAACAGCAGGATGCTGTCGATCGTGACATTGGCGCCCATGTCGATCTTCAGCGTCTGACTGGCGGCACCCGTGGCGCTTTTCCACACGACGCCCATATGATCATTGCCGACATAGGCAGGGTCGCTACCGGCCGCCGTGGAGCTGGCGCTGGCAGACGAAAAGGCCAGCGGCTTCACGATCACTGCATTGCTCATCCGAAATATTCCACATTGGTTTGTTCGTCTTCCAGATCGACTTCGATCCGGCTGACCATCATGTCGGCATCGACGCCCTGTTCAGTGTCGATCAGCCGATGCGTGGGGATTGCGCCGTCCACGATCAGCAACATGTCATCGACCTTCACGGTGAAGCGGCGACGCACGGTGCCGATCAGCGCCCGGCGCTGGGCACCGGCCGCTTCTGCATCGGCCCGCAGATCGAAAAAGCCTTCGGCAGGCTGATCGCTGTTGTTCCTGGCGGAAGGAAAGCGCGTCTTGATTGCCGCATCTTCGTTGGACACGACGATCTGTGGCCGCAGGGCTGCGGCGATATCAGCGGGAAGGGCGGGCATCAGTAGTTCCGGGACGTGCCAGTGAAAGTGGAGCCATCGCTCGCACCCAATGCCTTCAACAGCGCCTGACTGGCGGCCAGTTGCCTTTCCAGCAACAGCACCATGTTGGACGTGTCGGCGGCCATGCTGGTTGTGGTGGTGGCCGTCGTCTTGGCCGCCGATGCGGTTTCCTGCGCTAGCTGGTCCGATGCGCCGGCAATGGAGCTGACATTCTCGATCGAGGATATCGCCGAACCGGTCGCCGCCTGAATGGCGTCAAAGGCCTCGAAATATTTGGATGTCGACCCGTATAGCTGGCGCTCGATATCCAGCCAGGTCTGGGCCGCATCCAGATAGGCGCTCTGGTCGATGGACTGGCCTTTGCCGATCTTGTCGAGATAGACGGCCAATTCATCATAGGCCGCTTTTTCCTGATCGCGCAGCGACAACGGCGAAGACGATCCCGCATCCATGGCCTTCAGATAGTCCTTCAGGCTTTGGGCGGCGCTGGCGGTGCTGCTCTTCACCTCTTCCAGCTCCAGATTATAGAGCTGCTGCGCTTCTGCCATCTGCTCAGCGGTGGCAGCGCCTTCTTTCAACGCGGCCCAGGTGTCGTCCCATTTGTCGTTCAGCTGCTCGATCGCGTAACCGACCGGGTCTAGACGCGCCTGCAACGCCTTGGGGATCGCCTCGATCGCGGCCGCTTTCTGGATCGCCTCAGACAGGTCGGCGCCCGAAGTCAGAAGGCGCTTGCTCGCCTCCGATATACCCATGATCGCGCCATCCGACACCGCGTCGGCAATGGCATAGGCAATGGCGCCTTCGGCATCGTCGTCAAATTCGACTGCGCCATTCTTGGTTTTCAGCGACGATCCGGTCGGATTGACGCGATAGTCGCCGTCGCGGATGCCGATCGTGGTGCGGAAGCTGCCGACGCTGCCGCCCAGCTGGTCGGCCAAATCCTTCAGGCCCGACAGCACATTGTCGGCCAGATCGCTGGCGACGCCATATTGCTTCTTGTCCTTGCCGCCGATCGACACGCTGTCCAGGCCAGTGATGGTGGCACCCGCCGACCGGCTAGGATTGATCAGGTTCGATATCGGGCCAGTCAGCACGCCCAGCGGCCCACCCTTGAAACCGAAAATTTCACCGATCATGCTGTTGGCGGCCGACGCCATGGCCAGCGGACCCAGCACCGACGCTGCGCCGGCTGCGATCCCGCTCAGACCACTGGTCGCACCGAACTGCTTGGCCAGGCCTGCCGCCGCCGCGATCTGCCCCGCGTCACCGCCTTCTGCGGCCGCCTGCTCAGCCAGGCCGCTGGCGCGCCCGCCACCGTTGGTCAGCGCCGACAGGATGGCGCTTGCCGGGCCGCCGAAGCCCATGGTGCTGGTGGCCGTGTTCAGAGCTGTGAGAGGATCGAACGCCCGACCGGAAAACTGTGCAATGGTCCACTGCGCCGCCAGCGTCGCCATGACCTCCATGCCTTCGCGTTTGAAATCGCGCCAGATATCGCTGCTATGGCCAGAGAACAGGTCATAATAGAGGCGAGACAAATCCTCGATCGACCGGCGCTGACGTTCGTCCGCTTCCTCGTGCAGGCGGTCGATCTCTTCCTGTGCCTTGCGCTCATTCTCGACACGCGCCTTGGCTTCTGCGGCGTCTGCATCCCGATTAACTTCGGCGGTGCGGATTTCCTTCAGCAGCTCATACTGCTCGCGCAGCGGCGCCACCTGCTCTTCGCGGATGCCCAGCAGTTCCGCCGCTTTCGCGTTCGTCGTGCCTTCCAAGCCGGGGAACTGGCGCTGGATTTCCAGCATCGCTTCCTGAAGGTCCGCCTGCCGATCGAGGCCACGCGCGCGTAGATCAGCCAGCTGCTGGCTGTCGCGCTGACGCTCGATCGTCTCTTCCAGGCTTTCACGCAGCCGTTGTTCGGCATCATTCTGCTTTTCCAGTTCGCGATCGGCGTCGGACTTGTCCGAGCTTGCCGAACGCCCCGACGCGCGGCCGCCCGCCGATCCACTGCCACCGGAGCTTTCGGGATCTACAGTTACCGGGCTGGTCCAGATCGAACCGGTGCGGCGCGTGGCCGGCGTCTGTGCAACCTGGGCAGCGCGCCACAGCAGCTTTGCCTGCCGCATGACTTCGGCTTCCGCCTGCTGCACCGTGCCGCCGGAACGGTCACTACCGCTGCGCCGAAAACTGACCAGCGAACCGCTGGTTTGCGCCGCCCGTAAAGCATCCAGCTCTTTCTTCGCGTTCAACGCCTGCTGACGACGGAATGACAAGGTCATATTGGCGTCATCGGCGGCTTGCTTGTCCGCCTTGCCGTAAACCGACCCGGCGACATAGCCCGCGCCAGCGCCAATTACGGCGCCCACGCCACCACCGAAGGTGAACCCCGCGCGCGCGCCGCCTGCTGCCCCCATCAGCGCATATGCCTTTTCCGGGTTCTGGCTCCACCATTGCGCCAAACTGCCAGTCATGCGCGTGAGGCTATTGGCCAGGCCCAGAATAGCGCCCGAGTTTTTGGCGACGGCATCCGCAATATTGGCTTCCAGCACCATCTTCATCTGCTGCACCTTGCGGGCGGTCGCATCAGCGTTCTGGATCGCATCGTCAGAAATGACGGCCCCAAACTCATTCGCCGCTTGCCGCAAGGCATCGATCCGCCCGGCGCCAGCGCGCAGCATCGGATCGATCTTGCGCCATTCATCGCCGAACAGCTGGGCTTCCAGGCGCGCGCGTTCGGTCGGATCGCTCACCTGTGACAGCTTGCCGATCAGCTCATTGAACACGCCCTCCATGCTTTTGGCGCGTCCCGTAGTGGTGTCGATATCGATGCCCAGATCGCGGAACGCCTCTTTCGCATCCTTGTTGCCGCCGCGCGCTTCGCCGATTTTCTGGGTCAGGTCGGTGAAGCTGTCGCTCAAATCCTGCTGCTCGACACCGACTTCCGCCGCAGCGAAGCGATATTCCTGAAGCGCCTTGGTCGAAATGCCGAGCTGCTGGCTTTCCTTCTTTAGCGTTTGCACATGGTCGAGCGCACGTTGCCCCAGCGAGATGATGGCAGCGACGCCCGCGCCTGTGGTCAGGGCATCTAGCCGGGCAGAAAGGCCGCGCGCAAATTCGTCGCCAGCACGATTGCCAGACTTCGCGGCCTGCTGCTCGAAGCGTCCAAAGGCCTGATCGGCACCGCGCGAAAATTCTTCCGCCCGAATTTTCAGGCGGGCAAGGATATCAACCATGCACAGGACTCCATTGCTGGACCAACATAGGTCAGCGGGCTATGGATGCCCCCGCAAATGCAGGGGAATGATGATGAGTGTCGGGTTCTATGCCGTTGGTCTGCTGTTAGTGATCGTCGGCATCATGACGACGTACAGCCCCTTCGACGTAGTATTGGCAGCGATTTACGGAGCGGCCATGTTCGTCAGTGGAGTAGGCTTGATCTGCGCTGGCGCAGTTATCGAAACCATCAAGAAGAGCACCAAAGACTAGCTGAACTGCCGCCCCACTGCCGTCGTGCGCTCGCGGTAATCCTTGGCGAGATAAGCCTCCGCCTGCCGCACGATCGGATCGACCGCCACTTTGTTGGCAAAACGCTGGAACGGGATCAGCACGAAGATGGTGACCGACTGCACCCTCGCCGGGCTTCCATCCCGATTGATATAGCGCTGATTGCGCAGCCGCTTTTTCGTCGGGACGCGGACGCCGATACCATTGGCGCCGAACATCACATGCTCAGCTACCAGGCGCGACGGTTTGCCATCCTTGCCATGCACATATTCCAGGCGGATGCCGTTGCGGCGCTCCCACTCGCCCGGCGTGATATTGCGGCTGCGCCCCAGCACACCGGCCTCCGGCGTCGGGATCGCCAGCCATTCGCCCGACGCCTTCTTGTTGAAGCCGGGCTTGGTCCAATAGGCCATCGCACCGATCGAGCGCTTGCCGCCGTTGACATAGACCTGACCTTCCGGCGCATAGGCCGGGCGGCCCTGCGCCGGGTAAGCGTCGGATTTCCACGCGCGCCACAGACGCCCCTTCACCGAACGCCTGGTCTGATCCTCCAGGCGGCGCTCCAGCCATTTCGTGCTGGCATGGATGGAGCGGGTGCCAGCCAGCAGCATGGCGGTAATAATGGCTTCGCTGCGGCGATCGAGGTCGGCCCGGTCGACGGATAGTTCAAGTGCCGGCATCGTCTTTCTCGCTCACCATCATTTCCAGCAGGTCAAAGGCATCCATCAGGGCGGCAGGCTGCTGCCCATAGCCGCCCGGCCCCGGCATTAACGGGGTGCCTCCGCCCAGGGCGCCGCCGCGCGCTCGACACCGCAACCACAGGTCGACGGCGAAGAGCGCCCAGGCGGGCAGGGTCAGGCGGGGGTTTTCTCGGTATCGCTCTCCGGCGATGATCCATCCGTCCCCGAAGGTTCGACCGAAGGCGAAGTCTCTTGGTCGTCGCCGGACTTCGAGGGCGCATCGGAGTTTTTTCGGGCGCTAAGCCCATATTGCCGGTCATAAGCCTCCATACCGGCGACGCGCAGCAGCAGCGGTTCGATCGTCGTCAGCGTCGCCGGGTCGATCTGGCCATTGATGCCGCGCACCGGTCGACCCTCGACATTCTCCCAATCCACGCAATAGCGGCAGAATGCGACCATGGGCAGGATCGCCCGGCGTCGTTCCTCACGCTCGACCAGCGCCCGATAGGCCGGGAAATGCTGGGCGATCGTCTGGGTAACCTGCTGCAACAGCTGGATTTCCGCAGGGTCGACCAGCTCGCCTTTCGCCGCCGTTTCGGCAAGCGCGATCAGGTGGGCAGTGTCTTCCCCGGCAAAGGCGCTGATACCGTCGATGAGGGCACCATGCTTTTCCCATGGCCAGATTTCACCGGCATTATAGGCAGGGCCGGACAGTTCGGCTTCCATCAGCTGTCGTTCGATGATGTCGCCTGCGCGAATGTAAAAGGTCGGGGCGCCGGGCGTGCCCTCCAGCCATTTCGGCGTGAAGGGTTCGGCCGCAGATGCGGCGGTGGATGCGATGATTATCGACATGGGCCTTACCAGAAACAGAGGATCGAGTCGCCGTCGCGCGCCTGGGCGTCGCGACCAGGGCTGAGCAGGCGGAAGCGGGTATCTTCCGACCGCAGCGAACCGCGCGTGCCGCTGTCGGCCGCGATCGGCTGCGCCAGCGGCAACGTGATGGCCCAGCGGTTGTAGGCGGCGCCGATGGCGCGGATCAGCGCGGGATATTGAGACATCGCCGCAATATCCGCTTCCACGTTGCGCGTCGCCACCAGCGTGGCGAGCGGATCGCATCGCAGTTCGGGCACGCGGCGGCCGAGCTGCGAAGCGCCGAAACCATAGGTGGTGTTGGGGTCTTCCGGGTTTTCCTGCGTCGTGTTCTCCGCGATCGACCAGGACGAAATGGGAAGCTGCTGCCGATTGACGAGGAAGGCGGGGTCGACACCGCTGACACCCATTGCCAGGATCGGGCCGCTATGCAGCGGAACGGCCGCGTCCGGCATGGTCGCGTCGACCTTGCCGGCATAGATGCCGGTGATGCGGAAGGTGAAGAAGCCGGACTTGGCGGTATCGCCGCCCCAGTCCGTCAGGCTGACACGACAGGCGGTATATTTGCGCAGGACGCCGTCTTCGTTGAGGTAGAGTGTGCCGCTGGGCTGATCGGTCAGCCGCGCGGCCTGATCCTTGGGGCTGGTCCCGGCATAGGTCCAGTTGGGGAGGATTTCGGCCTGCGTCGCAGTGGTCAGCACCGGATTGAAGCTGTCAGCAAGGGTTGCCACCCGCGCTGCCGTATAGTCGGTGATGAAGGTGGTGCGCCCGGCGCCCGGCCCGCCTGACAGTTTGAGCGGCATTCCGCGATAGGCCTGGGCAGTCGCGGCGAAGGCGGCCGCTAGCGTCGCGGTCCCACCGGCCACGGCAGTGACGGCGGCAGCGGCGACGGCTGCGGTGAACAGGGCTTTCTTGCCGGCCGCGACCAGCAGGGCATGATGGGGCGGCTTGACGCTGGCGGAATAGGCGGCGTTCGCACCCTTCATCTTGCAGCGGAAGGTGATTTCGGCGGGCTGACCGATCACGGTCGGCGCACCGGCGACGAAAGAGCCGGTCACTTCGCTGGAGTCTTCGGTGGTAAAGGGGCTGTTGAACTGCTGGCCGGTTTCGAACGGGAAGGCATCGGCCGCCGTGGGAACGGCGTCGACGCCTTCGGTGGTTTCGATCTTGAACATCGCCACCGCATTGTCGGGGCGGATTACGGGATCACCCATGTCTTGCTCCTTGGGTCGTTAAGGTTGCCCGCGCCGGGTGGCGAAGGTGATGGTGAAATCTTGGCTGAAGGCGAGGCGCGCCTTGCTGGCCAGCGGCGCAACCGCCGGACGCAGGTCGCCCTCTTCTATGTCCTCGATCGCGGGAACGACGCCGATCAAGCCAAGTACGGCCGCGACCGTGCTGGCGTGAAGGTTGTTCAGCCGCGTGTGCATGGCGGAACCGCCGGACCCTTCGACATAGCCTTCGATGGAAATCGCCATGCCGTAGCGGGTCGCGCCCGCCTCGCCCTCGATCTGGGCTTGCCCATCATCCATGATGTGCAGGGCATCGAACTTGAGCGGATCGCTCGACGGCATCCGCTCGATTTCCTGCGCACCGGTTGCACCAAGTGCGGCTTCGATCGCCGCAAAAATGGTTTCGCGGACGCTCATGCCTCTTCCACCGTCAGTTCCCATGCACCGATGTCCGCCCGATCGACGCGGTCGATGACTTCCCATTCGGTAGTCGCTCCGGTCATGCGATCAGTGTGAACAATTCGGTCGCCCTTGCCGGGCGCGTTCGGGAAATCGGCCATCTGCACTTCGAACCAGACATGGCGGATAGTGGCGCCCGCGCCTTGAAACGCATCGCCGGACTGATCACATTTGGTGCCCGTGATCGACTCTTCCACCAGCCCTGAACCGGTGTAGAGGATCGGGTCGGCGAAGGCGGCATGAAGCCGCGCCGCCTCGGCCGCCCAATCGGTCATTTCGTGGCGTCCGGCGCGATGACGGCGCCGCCATTGTCGACCAGTGTTTTCGCACGGTCGGCGTCGATCTGCTTTTTTCCGTTGCCGACAACCAGGATTTCGCCCGCCTCCTGGCGGACCCCTTCGTTGTCGCGTTCGGCAGTATGGAGCTGGATAGCTTTCATGCTGTGCCTCCATGGTAGCGGCGTCGGACGCCGCCACCGGTTAATGTCAGATTGCAGGGACCAGCTTTACGGCCACGGTGGGCGCCCCGCTGGCGGCAGCCGCCTGGAAGATGCCGACCTTGGTATTGCCGCTCGCCACGTTGGTCAGGACCTTGGCGGCGCTGTCCCAATAGGCCACCGTCTTGCGGGTGATGGCGACAGCAGCCTTGGGCAAGGAAAAGACGCCACGCGTCACGCCGACGACAGGTGCGCCCAGTGCTGCATCTGTCGAGGCGACGGCAAATTCCGCGCCGTCGAGGAAGCCGTCACCGGATTTAACGGCATAGGGGGCAATGCAATCCACATTGTCGCCCCGCTGGATGAAGTTCTTCATGGATACCTCCTTAGGAAGATGGATGGGGAGCCGGGCTTACGCTTCGTTATTTCCGGCCGTTTCGGCGGCAGCCGCGGCGACCCGCTCTTCGAACGCCGCATCCTGCTCTGCCTGCTGCGCGTCGAGCGCTTCGCTCAGGAGCTTGTCGCCCTCTTCGCGGATGCGCGTCATCTCGGCCTCAAGGGCGGTGTCGCCTTCGGACTTCTGCTTCTGCAATGCATCGGCCAGCGTCTTTTCGTCGCCCGCCCGCAATTCTTTCAGCTTCAGCTTGACGGCCCTATCCACGGCCCGGTCAAAGGCCTTGCCCTCGACCACTTCCGTTTCCTCCGAAGGATCGTTGATATCGGCGTCGAGAACGTCATTTTTGTCGACATCGCCGTTATCGACCAAGTGGCGAGCATAAGCGTTCGTCACAGTTTGCGGACCGTCATTTGGTCCTTTGGGCAGACCATTGATCATGACGGTCCGCTGCAAGGCTACAATCTTCATGGATTTACCTTTCCCGAAACGACAAGGGCGGCCCGAAGCCGCCCTTGTCGAAAACCATTGTGGAGTGCGGCCGCTTACTGGCCGGGGTTCATGTAGGCGCCGCGGTAGTCGATCGCTTTCGCGTTGAAGTCTGTCCGGCCCTTATATTCGACACCGTCAACCTCGAAGCCGACGCGGGTTTCGGTGTAAACGCCGCGCTGCCCCTTCAGATAGGCATGCTGGACAACGGCAGCAGCGCGTGGATCGGCGAACAGTATCCAGCGATTGTCGGTAATACGCGGTTCTACGATCAGCGTCAGCTTGTTAGCGAACAGGTTGACGTTGCTGCTCTGAGCGGCGGCGACGGCCGTCAGGACCGTTTCTGCCTCAGTTTCCTTGTCCGGACCAACGATCAGATATTTCGGCACGAGATTGATCACGGTCGAGCCATCGCGGTCGCGCTGCTTGCGCATGGCGGCACGGCCGACGCCAAGCGCAGCGGTGGTGATCGCCGACCCGGCCCCGGCGAGGTTGCCATGCTGACTGGAAAAGAGCGCATAGCCGTCGGACAGGATCGGATTGCCGATGATGTTCGCCCAGGCGGCATTCGATTCATGCAGCGCTGCACCCCGGCCCAGCTTCGAAGAGATATCGCTGAACAGGCCCAGCTGGTCGTTGATGATCAGCTGGCGCGACAGTGAGTAAATCTTGCCGGCGGTCCACAGCTTGTAGCTGTCGCCGATGTCCTGGAACGACCCGTAGGTATATTCGCCGTTCTCCGCGACGATCTGGAATTCGGCCGCGCCAACCAGGCCGACGATGGGAGTGGGCCGGAAATCGTTCGCGCTGGTCTCTTTCGACAGGAGTTTCCAGTTGTCGGTGGCCGCCTCATATTCCGCCATGATAACCACATTGCCGGCCTGTTGGAGGGCGATGGCGAAATCGCTGGTGGTCATGGCGCCGTGACGGAAGCCCAGCGCTTCCTGGCACAGCTGATAGGGGCTCATGGCGGCCGTGCGCACGCCCGATCGTTCCAGATACTGGCGGGCGATTTCCAGCGTGCCCATATGGCCGAACAGTTCGCCACCGTCTGCCGGCGCTTCGAAGCTGTTGCTCATGCGGACAACGAAAGCGCCGCACATGGCGGCACGATATTTATCCTGTTCATCGGCGCTGATGGTGATCGAGCCGTTGATCTGTGGCTGTGCACGATCGGCGACATAGGCGTCGGTGATGGCGTCGGTCAGTTGCTCTTCCGTCATCGGCGTTTCAGCATGACGCGATAGGATCGCAGTCCGCTGGGCATCGCTCAGCGCTGACCGGTTGAACAGGTCCATCATCCGCTTCAGCGTCACTTCGCCGGTGCGGGTGTCAGCTTCGGGAACGACGACAGGTGCCGGTGCGGGCGCCGGCGCCGGGGCGATCGGTTCAGGCATTTCAACTTCCTCGGATGTCGCGGGCGCACCGCGAATGATGCAGGGGTGGCCGCCCTGCTCGGCTTTACGGGCGCGCACCTGCGCGCCGGCATCGAAGGGCACCGCCACCATGGATAGCTCGATCGGCTCCCAGTCGGTGGCCAGCATGTGGGGCTTTTCCCCCTGCTTTTCGGTGCGCAGATAGGTGTGGACCATGTATCCGACGCTGACGCTCCGGATATGGCCGTCGATGATCTTCTGGTTGGTGTCGGCGACGTCGGGTGTCTTGGCCAGGCGCACCCGGGCTGTCCCCTGGCCGTCACCGATCTTGACTGAACCCGGCACGACCGAACCCAACACGCTGCGAAGCGAATAGTCATTATGACTGTCCAGTAGGCAGGCACCGTTGTTCAATCGATCGAGCCGGACGGCGGAGCGGTCTAGGCTCAGTTCTTCGATATAATATTCGCCGTCCCACCAGTCGAAGCGAAGCCCTGCGGCCCCGGTAGTCCAGCAAATCTCTATGCTGTTGTCGCTATCGTCATACGACGACGGTAGTGTCGCCGCCGCTCGATACATCATCGGCGCTACCGTCTGCGCCGGGTTGGCTTGCGTCTGAGGCATTCTTGTCTCCTGGCGTTGACGGATCGCCCATGAAGGCGATGCCGCGTTTCACATTGGCGGCACGATCGGCCGCAATCTCTTCCATCAACTCGTCATGGTCATTGCCGCGCTCGGCGATGATGTTGCGCCGGCTTTCGATCCCGGCCTGCATTTCCAACAGGGCAGCCTTGGCGTCACCGGCCCGGTCGATCGTTTTCACGCGAGGCGGCGTATGCTTGAATGGGGATCGCAGATCGCGGGAGCCGACCCGGCCTGTCGCAAAGGCATCCTCAAGCCACCAATTGACTACGCGGACGCAAAATTGCGGAATGATGGTCAACCATTGGATGCGGCCCATCCCGGTTTCGAACTCGTTGGAGCCAGCCTTGAAACTGGAAAAATTGACGTTCGAAAGGTCGCCCGTCATGCCTTCGTACGTAACCTCGCCGCCCGCTGCGACGCGTAGGCTTCCCCATCGGAGGAAGTCGCTGAAGCCACCCGCCGCCTTCGGTTCGCCGAATTTCACCGTCTGGCCCTGGTCCAGATAGGAAATCATGCCGGGATACAGCGCCTCGATAGGCTGCTCTGACCGGCTGTCGACATCACCATTTTGGTCGCCAATCCCGCGATCTGCAGGATCGGCATCGATTGAAGTTTCAACAAAGGCAGCGAAGCAGCTCTCCAGCTTCTTCCTGACACCCTCCGCCTCGATATAGTCATCGACATCGTCCAGTCCTTCGATCACGGACTCGAAGTGGCTGCGCCCGCGCCACTGGCCTGGCTCCTCGCGACGGAACAGATGAATGACATCGGCCGCTTGAATGCGCTCACTACCCTGGCCGAACATCGGATCAATCGATTTGCGAAAATGATAAAAGGCGGGCTTGCCGTCCTCGCCCCATTCAATCCCGTCGCGTACCTTCAGCCCGCCGACCGCGCCATCCAGCTGATCGACGCGCAACACCTGAAGTCGAAGGGGATGGCCCGCACCTGCTACCGCGCGCCGGACGATGAAGACTTCGCCGTCGAGCAGCATGGTCCATGTCACCAGCTCCTGAAGGCCATACAGGTCCTGGATGCCGTCATGGTCCGCAGCTGCGATCCAGTCGCGCCACTCCTTCTGCATTTTCTTGGAGCCGGTCGGGGTAGCAGTGATGCCGTATGCGACCAGATTGTTGAGCAAGTTCGCCTTCATCTTCCGGGCGAAGGGATTGAAACGGAATATCCGGCGTAACTTGTGCCGATCCACAACCGACATGGCGCTGGCGGCGGAATGCACGGGGCGGGCCGATGGGTCATTGACGGCCCAGCTGTCACCCCTGCGCTTTTGCTTGCGCGTCTGGATCGCGCGGACCTGATCAACGCGATCCAGCTGGGTGCGCATCATGGCGCGCTTGAGCGCCCGTTCCGGCGAAAAGGCCGCGATGGCGCGGTCGATGATATTCACCGGCCCATCCTGCCGATCGTGAACCGCTTTTTCGGAACGGTCCGGCTCTCGTCTGCGACCACCTCGGCCTTCATTTCGGTTCGAAGGCGGCGCAACTCGTCGAGGCTATGGCTCTCGCTGCTGCGCCCATCGGAAAAGGTCACCTTCTTCGTGGGGTTGAGCAGAACCTGTTGGATCTTCTCCAGGTCTGCGCGGGTCCAGGCCATTTTATCGTCTCCGTTGTAGCCAGTCGGATCGCGTCGATGTCAGCCAGTCCCGCCGCGTTGGCGACTTGGCCGGGGCAGGGCGCGATCGACCCGGTGCCACAATGTCCACTTTCTTCTGCACGACGACGATCGCCGCAGGCGCATCGTTGGCCGGGGCTATCGCGATGGCCTGGTCCGGCACGCGGTAGGCGGCGGGCACCCAGCGCATATGATCGCGACTCTGCGCGAAGGGGGGCTTCAGGATCGACGCATAGGCATAGACCAGGTGATCGAGCGTTTCGTTCCGCGCTCGAAGCTTGACCCAGCGGCCGTCCTTCAGTTCTTCGGCGGCGATTTCATCCAGATACTCATCACTCAGTCCTGGCTCACCTTCGGAAACATGGCGCGTCCGACTGCCGGGCCGATCGGCGCCGGGTATGTTGATGTAGCCCGGCCCCCGCGCCGACTTGCGCAGGCGCACGTCGATGATGTTCTTGATCCGGTGGACGTTGGGCAACCACAGGTCCGGCGAATTTTTTTTCGCACCGCCGGATATCTTCTTGTCCGCAAATTCACCCTGCGGCATCAGACGCGGCGAATTCGGCTTGCTGCCCCCTTTCAACAAAGTGATCCGGCGCCGCTCGATACCCCAGCCCTGACGAGTGCTGGGCCCCGTGGCCTTATGCCACAATGCTTGCGCCGATTTCGTCCAGCTGTCTTCCTTGCGCCCGCCACCGCCGGTGTCGATCGCAACCGACAAAGCTGGCGGGCTATCGCCCGACCCATCGGCCAGAGGCCATGTCTTGCGCCACAGCGGCAGCAAGGCCTCCGCATGGGATGGTTCGTCAAACGGGCGGATTGGCGTTCCGTCTTCCAGAACATCGATCGACCACCGGTCGATGATCCAGCTTTCCAGCTTGTCGCCGAACCCGATTGCGGCACATTCGAAGCTAGCCGCCTGCGCATCGACAACTATGACGATGACCTTGACGCCTGCCGGTACGGTGCCGATTGCAAAGGTCGGGTCGCGGCGCTTCGCCAGGTCGGCGCGCTGCAGCGGCTTTTCCCCGGACAGGATCGACCGATAGTTTTTCCCACCCTTCGTATTCCAGAAGGTGCGCAGCGCCCCTTCGTCCTGCCTCGTCTCCCAAGCGATTTCCGCGTCGCGCAGTTCGCGCGCCAACGTCGGCCAACTGGTGAAAGCCATGAGCCCATCGACGCGGAATGTCCTGCGCCACGGACCTGCATCCGGCTTGTCCGCGACAAACCCGCCTTCAGGCAAACGCTTCAGGCTATTGAGCAAGGCCCGCCGATCTTTCGGCTCCAGCACGCAACCGGATGCGCAAGTGACGAAGGCAGTGCGCTCCGCAAGTTCGGGGCCACCGGTCCGATCAAATTTCAGGTCGCGCCGGATATCGATTTTCCACCGATCGCCGCACGACGGACATTCGGGGTGCAGGCTTTCGTCGGTTCCGCTTTCCACGAAGGCTTCTGTTTTGCCGCCGGCTTCGTCGGCGGGGGACGATGACACAAACTTGGTGTCGCGACCCTCATAGGTAGTCTGTCGGCCGCTCAGCAGCTTGATTGCCGAGCCTTGCCCCGCTTCGTCAGCGGTGCCGCCAACGTCGCTGTCCATCTGGTCATAATCGTCTAGCCAACCGCAGCGAACCGGACGCTGCGCGAACTGGCTGGGCACCGGCCAGATCGACATGACGAACATGCCCTGAAATTGCTTCAGGAATATATTGTTGGCGCTCGCCGTTTGCAGCAGCTTGCGCCGAATTGCCGCTGTCTTGTCGACAAATGGCTGTATCCGCGTGACGACAAATGTCTGGGTCGCAATCCGGTCCGGCTGTACCATCATGAAATCGGACGGGTCCTGATCAATCAGCGACCCTAACCAGCACAGGCCGATCGTTGATTTACCGCCCTGTGACGGCCCCAACAGTCCAACTTCGCCCGTCTGAGGCGCGCCCAGCGCATCCATGACGACGCGATGCCAGGGCAGCGCGTCCAGATCGAAATCTGTATTCTTCCGCGCCCACTCACTGACGGGGAGCTTTTCGCGCGGGGCATACAGGTGTGACAGACGCGCGAAGAGTTGCGCCCCAGTTTCAACCGGTCGGAGCGTCCAACGCGGTGCTGGCAAGGATGTCACTGCCATCGTCGCCATCACTTCCCGCCGTCTTCTCCGCTAGTTCCTTCATCCGTTGCGCCAATGCCGACTGATCGGCCGCCATCAGCGTATCGATTTCGATCTGGAGTTCGCGCGGAACATCCGCGCGTTTTGCCAGCCGGGCCGAGAAAGTCGCCCCCGCTTGCTGAAACCACACCAGCAGCTCGCCTATGGCGGCTTCAACGCCGGCCTTTTCGATCATTTCGCCGCGCAGCTTGCTCAGCTTGATCGCGACGATTTCCTCTTCCAGCAGCGCCTTGCGATCCGCGACCGTCAGGCCGGGTTCGGCAGTGGGCATCGACAGCCCCAAACCCTGCGCGAACAGGTCCAGCTCTTCGCGACGGTTCCGCGCGGCGTCACGCTTGGCCTGATCGAGCGACTGGATGTAGCGGCCTGCAACATCCAGATCGATTTCGTAGGCGTCGCCGTTTTTCCCGAACTTCACGATACCCGGGAAGTCCGGGTCGGTGGCAATCATCTTCCGAAGCGTGGGCTCGGAAGGCATCCCCGCGAGGGAGGCGAGTTCAGAGAGTGAGCCGCGCATGATCAAAACCGAAAGAAAAACAAAAGCCTAGAAAAAATCCCGACGCAGTTGCACGTCCATCGCCTTCGGCCCCCGTATAGGCTCGCGAGCGGGGAGGACCCAAAGGGGGGTGGGCGCAATATTCTGTCGCGCCGCGCCCGCCTGCGCAATTTCGTTGCTGGCATTTGCGACGCGGTCGCAGCCCCGGCGCATTCCGTCCCCTACCGCGACGCGGTCGCAAATGACGACGCCCCGCGCTGCATGGGCAGGGCGAGGCGTCATCAGGTTGGAGAGGTCCGCGCCAGTTCCGCGCCCATAGGCCCGCCACCAGCGTATCCACTGGATAGCAGTTTCGGAGGCAAAGGCGGACAAAGAATATTTCGCAACCATCACATTCTACCCCTTGCGCCGTCTCTATGCGCGCATTTCTGCGGCGTTCAGCACTTGGCAAATCGCGTTGATGGCGCGCGAGTATCGCTTGCGCAGCCCCTCCGCGCCCGTCCGAAGGCCCATAGGCCGCAGCAAGGCGCGGAACGGCACCCGCTTCCGCCCAGCTGCCAGCGCCGTGACACCCAGCACAACCAACCGCCGATCGCGATCAGGCGCGTGCCGCAGCCATGCCGTCGCCTCGTCCCGGCGCCGCATCTGATCGCGCGACAAGGGCAGCTTGGGCACCCGAACATCGGGTCGCCGATCTAAGTCCCAATCCCAAGTGCGATCCTCGCCGATCAGGTGCCACGGACCGTCCGAAGCGAACGGCCAGCCCGCGCCCTCGACATGCCACCACAGCCGCATCGCCTCGACCAGACGCTCTTCCACGTCCGCGAATGCCCAGAACTGTGACCCTTCCATGGCCGGAACCATCATCGCTCAACCCTTCCGACTATAAACCGATGTATAATCAATGACTTAATTTCTAATCTGGAAGCATTGGAAGGATTGGAATGATTTATGAATATTATAGCTCGCACATGCGCCCGCGCCCGCCCGCACATACGAAGGAAACATTCGGCAAACCCTTCCAACCCTTCCAATGGCGCAGAAATCCGCGCTTTCTTCCTTCCATGATGCTTCCGCCACCCTTCCAGACCGGAAGCATCCGCCTTCAAACCGCCGCCGCTAGAAGGGCGGCACCCAGTCATCCATGTCAGGAGGCGGCTCTGTGATCGCGGGGATGTCATCGGCCGATGGCGGCAGTTCGGCGCGCACGCGCCCATGTTCATCCACGAAGTCACTGGCATCGCGGATCAGGCGCATGCCCAGCCACTGCATCCCGTCGCTGGCCTTCTTGGTGAAGCCCTTGTCCAGCATCGCTTTGCTGAAGCCCTTTTGGCTCCATTCCTTTTCGCCAGCGGCCTTGCACCACGCCTGAAACACTTCGTAGAGCCGCGAGGACTGGATGCGCCCCTGCGGGTCTTGCGCGGTGCAGAGCTTGAGGAAGCGCGCCAGCGGGTCGCTATCCTCGCGATATTGCTGGGTCGCCTCGCGCACCGCATCCGGCTCGATCAGACCGTTGGCCAGCCAGTCCAGCAGGCCGCGCACAATATGGTTGAGGACGCCCGGCGCTTCGTCGCGCAGCTTGAACGGCAGACGTTCGTCGCGCTCGCCATCCTTCACATGGGCGTTCCACGGCACCAGCTTCATGCGCCGCCATATGCCTTCGTCGGTGCCCGGAATATCGGGCTTATAGTTGCCGCCGATATGCAGCTTGAAGAGGGGCAGGAGGTCGAAGAAGCCGCGATGCAGCGCGCGCACGGCCATAGGCTCGCCGCCCGTCGCCGCCTTTACCAGCGCTTCATTCAGCCGCGAACCGCGTTCCGGTTCCGACGCGCGCAACAGGCGGACACCGCCCAGGCGCGCCAGATCGGGCGAGGCAGCATCGCCGCGTTTCTTGATCCCCTGATCCAGAAAGGTTTCGATGCCGATCGTGCCGGCATAGTCGCCCAGCACATGCGCCCACAGGTCCATCGCCGTCGATTTACCGTTGGCGCCCAGGCCATAGTGAAACCACAGCTTCTGTTCGCCGGTGTCGCCCGTCGCGGTATAGCCGGCGACCTGATGCAGATAGCGCCGCATACCTTCGTCAGGATGCGCCCAGGCGAAGAAGCTGTCATAGATCGTGCTGATCGCGTCGGGATCGAACGCCACCGGCGCCAGCTTCGTGTTGAGGTCAGCGCGCGAGTGCGGCTCCAGCGAGAAGCGCGCCCGGCGGCGCCCTTCCTCATCCTGATACCGTTCGAACCGCAGCGTCCCGTTCAACACGTTGATGGCGAGCGGATCGCAATCGAAAGCCTCGATCGCGACGGTCAGCCATTTTTGCGCCAGCTTCGCGATGGAAGACGGCTTTCCCGCCTGCTCGCTTTGCCGACCATATCCGGCCAAGATGGTCGACAGCAGGACGAAGTTCTTACCCTTGGGGATATACTGGTCGAGGCCGTGCGGGTTTTCCTCCGCCTGATAGACACCGGTCTGCCGCATGATCCGCGCTTCGGATTGCATGTCGCGGATCGTGTCGAAGATCGCCTTTTGCAGCTCAGCGGGCGGCGGACCATCCTTTTCCTGATCCAGAACGCGCCAGCGGCGATCGTCCCACCCCAACCAGCCCTTGGCCGTGGTGAAGCGGAATTGCTCGCCATGGCGGGCGATCAGTCGTTCGCCGATGCCGAAATCGGTCATGGGCAGTACGGCGCAATCCATCATGACGATATCAGGCCCGATATCCCACGGCTTCTTGACCCCGTCGCCTATCGCCCGGTCGACATCGGCATTCTCTACGCCGTCGACATCGCCAGCATCGCGCCACAGCCGATCCTTGACCGCCGCTTCCGCCAGCAGCCCGGCACCAGCCCGCCGCCCCGCGACAAAGGCGAGGCGTAGGATCGCCGCCTTGGTCGGCTCCAGATATTCCAGACGCTTGTCGAACCATTCCTGCGCAATCCGCTTCAATCGCGCCTGCACCGGCCCCGGCTGTTCGGACAGAGCTTCCAGCCTTCCGGTCGGAAGGGTATCGAAATCGCGCGCCCACGGCGGCGGGGGCGGGAAGGCCTGATCAAATCGCGCCCGCCATTCGGCCTGATATTGCGCACGGGTTTCAGCATCGGCGATACCCGCCGCCAACTGCGCCAGGCGCTGCCAGATGCCGGCCTTGCCTTCAGGCGTCGCCGCATTTCCCTGTGCAAGCGCTGCGCTCCACAGCAGGTCAACTAGCGGAACCGCAGCGGACAGGACCACGTCAATCGCTTCCCGGCCGCCCGATCGCGCCAGATCGTCAGGGTCGGAACCGTCCGGAAGGGTGGCGAAGGACAGCCCACGGCCCGGCGCGACCAGCGGCAGCGCGCGTTCGGCCGCGCGAATGGCGGCTTTCTGCCCCGCTTCATCGCCGTCCATCAGGATGATCGGCGCTTCGCTGACACGCCAGACGCGTTCCAGCTGTTCGACCGTGATGGCCGTGCCCATCGGTGCGACGGCTTCGGATATCCCGACCTGATCCAGGGCGATGACATCGAAATAACCTTCCACGACGATCAGGCGTCGCGCCGATCGCGCTGCCGGCGACGCCCGGTGGAGATTGTAGAGGGTAGATCCTTTGGCGAAGGTCGATCCCTCGCTGTTCACATATTTGGGCAGCTGGCCATCGCGCGTAGCCCGACCGCCAAAGGCCACGATCCGGCCGCGCGCATCGGCGATCGGCACCATGATCCGGCCCCGAAACCGGTCGCGATAACCGTCCGGTGTTTCAGCCATCAGGCCAAAGCCCGCAAGGGCGTCAGGCGCCAGGCCGATCGCGCCGACCGACTGTTGCCCCGGCGCATAGCCCAGGCCAAAGCGGGCTATGGTTTCTTCCGTCAGGCCGCGCGCGGTCAGCTGGGCATAGGCGCTGCGGCTCTGGCGCAGCTGCATCTGATACCAGTCGGCGGCACGGCCCAGCACGTCGCCGGCCTCGATCCGCCGTTCCTCGCGCCGCGCCTCTTCGGGCGACCGGGTTGGCATGTCCAGTCCGGCCGCGCCGGCCAGCTCCTTGACTGCGTCGATGAAATCCAGCCCGCCATGATCGGTCAGCCACCGGATCGCGTCGCCATGCGCGCCGCAACCGAAGCAATGATAGAAGCCCTTTTCATCATTGATCGTGAAGCTGGGCGTTTTCTCATGATGGAACGGGCAGCAGGCCTTCTGTTCCTTGCCGGCCTTTTCGACCTTGATGGCACGGCCGATCAGCGTCGAAAGCGTCGTGCGGGCGCGGACTTCGTCCAAGAATGACTGTGAAAGAGACAAGAAATCCCACCCCGAAAATCAGGCAAAACAATGATGGCGATGCGAGAGGTTGGGCCTTTTCCTGCCGTGCCCAGGGCGACATGATTTAGGCTTCGGTCAGGGCGCTTTCGCCCCACCACGCTTCGATCTGGCGACCGTCGCCGCCGCGATAGCGGATATAATAGGCCGGTTCGGACGCCTCATATTCGGCGCGGCCCACCACATGGCCTTCTTCATCGCTGGTCTTCAGGCGAACATGCTGGCCCAGCTCGAATTTCAGATCGTTCATCATCGCACCTCTCTTGTGGGAAATCGCCGCCTCTCCGACTGGTCACGCCTGTATCGAGCCGCTGACGTTTGCGGCCACGGCGGGGCCTGCAAGCCCCGTCGATCCTGTCAGGCGCCCCGCCAAAAAGCCGGCGTCACCACCCGCGAGGTCAGCGCGCTCGCGCTATGGTCAGCGCAATTCACCGTCCCGCAACGCGGGCAGGGGATGCGCACCACGCGCAGCGGTTCGGCGTCGATCTTCGGCACCGGCAGGCGGCCGAAGGCCTGCTTGTTCAGGATACCCATCATTCGCTTCCTTCCCCGGCAATGGCGCCGATTTCCTTGAGCAACTGGCTGGCCCGCGCGCTGTCGGCGCTGCGGGAACCGCGCGTGGTGCAATCCATGATGATCCGGGCCAGCGCCTCGATCCGGCGCGCGCGGCGATAGAGTTCACCGGGTGTCAGGCTGGTCTCCATGTCGGTCCCGCCCCGCTCCACCGCCGCGCCGCCTCAGTGTTTGGCGGGCGCGGCTGCCACAGGGCTGGGCGCCGCGCCCGTTCCGTCGTGCGACCCGAAGGCGACGGATTTGAAAGGGGGAAGGGCGGCGGTCACAGCATCGCCCTTTGTGTCTGCTTGCCGGTGGCCAGGATGGTCACCACCCGCCGTTCCAGCGGCGAAGGCTCTTCCACGCTGATCTTGCCCAGCTGCACCAGGCGGCGGACGCGATAGGACGCCGCTACCTTGCCATTCAGGCCGACCCGCTTGGCCAGTTCCTCATTTGTGGGGCAGGGCAGGCCGCGCGCTGCCGCCTGTTGCAGGATGCGCAGCACTGCCCGCGTCGTCATCGCGCCGTCATTGGCCGCCAGCTGGAACCAGCCACGCTGCGGCACCTGTCGGGCGCGAAGCTGCGACGGGCGCGGATCGGGCAGGCGCTGCGCGATGAAGCGCAGCCGGCCATCGACCCGCTTGCTGGTCATGGCGACCAGCCCGGCATCATGCAGGCTGCGCACCATGGCGCCGATCGCGTCGCCGGGGCGGACGCCTTCGGCATAGACCACGTCTTCACCCGGCTGCGCGCGTTCGGCCCAGCTGCGAAATTGTTCCGGCTTCATGAACGTCATTCCCCCGCCACCGCGCGCAGCCGGGCAAGTATGGCGACCGCCACGCTGACCAACTGTTCCGCATCCTCGATCATGCCCAGCCGCTTCACATCGTGGGCGCACACCTTGCGGTCGCCCATCGCCGTGCAGATTTTGCGGGTGATATCCGCCCCTTCGGTCGACAGGATGCCGATCTGGGCCAGCCAATCCATGGCCTCGCCTTCCGGCGCGGGCAGGCGGAACAGCTCGAAACCCTGCATCTTCGCCAACGCGCGGGTGATATGCGGCCATCCATCCTGACCGGCGGACATATTCTCCACCACCGGCACCAGGCGCAGCGGAATGAATTCAGCGACTTCGCTATTGCCCCACTGCGCCACCGTGGATTGGCTGCGCTCCAGCATGCGGCTGACATAGACCTGTCGACCGGCTGCATGCACTGCATCGGCCGTGGCCTCGCTGATCGCGATATCTGCCGGCCCCAGATTTTCCGCCCCCCGCGCCATATCAGGCGGCCTGCCCGATATTTTTGGGCGCGCTATCGGGTGACGACATCACTGGTTCAGCAATATCGAGGGGCCAGCTTAGCCCCTCTTCCTTGGCGGCTAACCGCAGGTGATCGAGACGCGAAGGGGACAAGCCATTCTTACGCCAGCTGTGGACTGTCGAAGTCGGGTTCTTCGTCATGCGAGCCACGGCAGCGGTGCCGCCCAGCTCATCAATAATGAAATTGGCTTGATCGCTCATAAGGCGACCTATGCGATAATCGCAGATGATTGGCAAGGGTGCTTATTCGATTATAGAAATTGCGAATATCGCACTGTGTCGCAATGTGGCCCTATGGACCCTGAAGACATTCTGCAGCTGCTCAATCAGCACGATATGAGCCAGTCTGAGCTGGCGCGGCGCATTGGCATCGATCAGAACAAGCTCAACAAATCGCTGAACGGCAAGAGGCGCATCACTGTGTCGGAGATGGAAGCGATAAAGGAGGTGCTAGGTGCGTCGCAGCCGATCTTAAGGTCGCTGCCCGTCATTGGCCAAGTTTCCGCCGGGAACTGGCGGGAGGCTCTTCAGCATCCTATCGATGTCGTTCCGACACCGGACCCGTCAATTCCGGCTAGGGCCTTTGCTCTGCGCGTGTCGGGAGATTCAATGGACTTGCTTGTGGATGATGGCGCCACCGTGATCATCGACCCGGACGATCGAGTTCTCTTCAGCAATCGTTACTACGTTGTTTTGAATGCAGAGGGTGAGGCCACCTTCAAGCAATTCAAGTCCGACCCCGCGCGTCTCGTGCCCTGCTCGTCAAATCCCTCGCATAAGGAGATTTTGCTTGGTGGCGAGAGCTTTGACGTTGTCGGACGGATAATTTGGCGCGCCGCTCGGATGTGATCATTTCGGCTAGCTGCTTATCTGAAAGGCCAAGCAGCTTAGGCGAAACTCGTTTCTCTTCGATCGCGCCAGGCACGATATCGAAGTAGCCTCCCCATTCATCGTAGCACCCCAATCCGTCCGCGATTGCGTCGCGCCGAGCGGCCGTCAGCCGAAGGCGCCATGGCCCCGCAGGCCGGCCAAAGCAAACCACGCGATAGGTCGGAATGGTCAGTAGCATTATCGATTCGCCCCACATTTCCCTCTGTTCAAATGGAACATAAAAGGAACATAGATCAATCGGGTAAACGAACTATGCGATAATCGCAGAAATATAATTTGACACGTAATATGCGATTATCGCACAAGCCTCCCGTTCACTCAACGGGAGGCAATCATGCTTCATGCGCCTACAGAGTTTCCGTTTCCCGGCAGCGTCGTGCTGTCGAAGGGCCTGCGCTGGACGATCCGCCAGCTGTTCGACAATGGCGCCACCGCGCTGATCGTCCGCGACGGGGCGGGCGCGCAGGGCCGCCGCCGCGAAGCCGTCGCTGATCTGGTCGATGCCAATCTGGTCGACCGCGACGGCATCCAGGCGGTCAAGGGCATCGGCCGCGATACCAAGCGCCTTGCCCTCCATGTCGCCCGCCACCTGCGCGATCGTAACGAAGTGGTCCTGCGCGATCTGGGCCACCATCTCCATGCCGCCCACGCTGCCGGCGAAGTCCCGGCCTTCCGGGACAATTATCATCTGGTCGAAATCATGCGCGGGCTGGGCTGGCACAAGGCTGGCTGGGCCGGCACCGGCCCGACCCTCAGCCCGGTCTATCGCCGCACGGCGAAGGTGGTGCCGGCATGAACCGGGACCGCCGTAAGGAAATTGACGGCGCGATAGCCGCGATCGAACGCATCCAGATGGAACTGGAAATGCAGGCCCAGATTGTCGCCGATATCCGCGCTGACGAAGAAAGCTACCGAGACGCCATCCCCGAGAACATGCAGGGGAGCGAGCGTTATGAAGCCGCGGATGCAGCTGTGGACGCCTTGACCTCTGCGCAAGACGATCTGGAGGCCATCGACTTCGATAGCATCTTGGAAAGCCTGCGAGAGGCTCGCCGATGAGCCGCCGCACCCTTGCCGATCGCCGCCCGGCGACGCGCTACCGCCCGCCATGGCGCAAGCCGGTGCCCGGCCCGGCCCACACCGTGAAGAAGCTGGGCGATGTCGAAATGACCAGCACCGGCTTCTCGCGCCTCACCCCCACCGGCTTCGAAAGGATCGACTGACATGGACAGCCGGGCCGTAACCGCCGTCAACACCGCGATGGGCGTCGCTTCCTATCTCGACGGGATCGCCGAACGCAAGCGCGCCAATGATGTCCGCCGCCTGTGTCGCAGCAACACCAGCTACCGCGCGCGGCTCAGCACCCTGCACCAAGACAACATGCAGCTGCGCGCCCGCGTCGCTGAACTGGAGGCCAAGCATGTCTAAGCTGATCCTTTGCTGCCCCAATTGCGATCGCAGCTGGTCGACCCGCGATTGCGCCGGCCGCGACACCATCATTTGCGAATGCGGCTTCGGCATCGCGGTGCCCGACACCCGGTCCAAGGCTATCGCGGCGGCGAGCTGCGCGAGCGAGGCGGCCCACGAACTGCTGACCTTCGCCCGCGAAGGCAACCAGCTGGGCGACACTGCCTTTGCGGTATCGGTCGGCGAAAAGCTGGCTGATGCGTTTCGCCTGTCGATCGACGCCCAGGGCGGCCCCGACGACGCAGAGGAAGCGCTCTTCTATACCCGCATCCTCGACTATCTCGATCCGCGCCACATCGTGCGGACCCCGCCACAATATGAGGCGCGTCCGTTCAAGATACCCGATGGCCGCTGGTATATTTGCCGCGCCGCTTCTGATGATCTCGACGAAGAACAGCGCTTCCTGTCAGAACCGGAGGCGCAGGGCATCGTCGCCATGCTCAATCTCGCCGCGCCTGCCGGGGTGGGGCGGACGCCGCTTCCTACTCAGGAAGAGCTTCGCCTTGCCCACGCCCTTGTCGACAGCAATCCAGTGCTGCGCGTCTACGCCGCACCCGAATGGCACAGCCTTGCCGAAGACGCGCAGCAGTGGACGGCCGTGCTGATCCGCGAGGCCCGCCGTGCGCTCGCCCCAGCAGTTCCCGCCGATGTCGCTGCTCTGGTCGTGGCTGCGCGGGAAGTGCTTGATGAGTATGGACGCGAGAGCGTCGATGAGCAGCAGGCCGGCCACGACACCCTGCGCCAGCTCGACAAGGCCGCAGAAGCCTTCGCCTCACGCGTGTGCTGGGACGATGATGGGGGGGCGCTAAAGGATGCCCATGCAGTCCCATGCACCTGCGGCCTTCCGGGGGACGCACGCGTTGGCTGACCTTTTGGACTTGATGCGCCCCGATCCGAGGCCGGTATGGCGTGATGGCGCAATCGTCACTCATGAAGCGCGCCCTTGGCGGGAAGGCGACTTGCAGTTCCTCTGGAATGACTATCGAGAGGCGCGCGCGGGCGGCAAGTGGTTTCGGTTTGATGTGCGAGATAGCATCTGGCGCTGCCTCGATCCGTTCAGGCACACTGGCATAAATCGGTTGCCGGACCAGCCGCCCGCGCTCGATCGCCACGGCCGCCTCACGCACGAGACTGTGCAATGACCCGGCCCGCACCCTTCCAGCTGGTCCAGATCGCCCGCGAGGAACGCGCCCGCCGCAAGGTGGCGTGGGAACGCGCGGGCAGACTAGACAGCCACACTGCGATCGAGGACGAAATAATCTGGTCCAACATCGAGCATTTCGCGCGCATCCTGAATGGCGAGCGCCGGCCGATCCATTGGCCGGTCGAGCATAAGCGGATCATGGTCGAGAGTATTGCGGCCACCCTGCGGAAAGCACCGGAAGCTTTCTATAAGCTGCCCGGAAAGGTGCGAGGCCTGCGCGATCTGCAATATGCAATTCAGTTCACCTTGCTCTACGTGCTGGACCAGCCGGTGCCAGAGCATCCCGAAAGGGCCGCCGCGTGAGCGCGCCCACAAAAATCCGGCCAGCGGCCGACCCGAACATGATCGCCTTTGCGGAAGCCCTTGCGCGGATGCAGGTGAAGAGAGACATTGCCGCCCTTCGCGCCGCGCAGGGAGGCGGCCGACAGGAGGACGCCCGTGCGAACGGTCATTTACGCCCGCTTCAGCAGCGATAACCAGAACCCGCGATCGACAGCGGACCAGATCGCGCTGTGTCGCAAGCGCGCCGCCGACGAAGGCTGGACCGTTATTGGCGCCTTCGAGGACGCCGCCATTTCCGGCGCTGCCGGCATCGGCGCGGATCAGCGCCCCGGCCTCAATGCCATGATGCGCATGGTGGAGGCTGGCGGCGTCGATCAGGTGCTGGCAGAGTCGACCGACCGCATATCTCGCCACGTTGCTGATGCGCATATTCTCCGCGAGCGCATCGAATTCGCTGGCGCCCGGCTGTTCACCCTGTTCGACGGCGCGGTCACACCCATGATTGGCCTGATCAAGGGTTTTACCGACGCGCAATTCCGAACCGACCTTGCCAAGCGCGTTCGGCGCGGCCAGATCGGCACGCTGAAACAGGGGCGCATCCCCGGCAGCATCGCCTATGGATATCGACAGGCGAACCGGTTGGACGATCGCGGCCAGATCGTGCGCGGCCTACGGGAAATTGACCCGGACAAGGCCGACATCGTTCGCCGTATCTTTCGCGAATATGCGGCAGGCCGCAGCCCGAACGCGATTGCCGCCGGCCTTAATGCCGATGGCGTCGCTGGATCGCGCGGCGGCATCTGGCATGAAACTGCGATCAGTGGCGATACGCGCCACAAGCGCGGCATCTTGCGCAACGAAACATATGTCGGCGTCGTCACCTATGGCCGCAGCCGGACGGTGGTCAACCCGCAGACCCGCCAGCGGCTGATGCGGCCGAACGGCGAAGACGTGGTCGAGCGCCAAGAAATCGCGCACTTGCGGATCATTGATGATGATCTGTGGCAACAGGTGCAGGCCCGCTTGGCATCGAACCAGGGCGTGCGCCCCGAACGACAGCGCCGGCCCAAGCATATTCTCTCCGGGCTTGGCGTCTGTGAGGCGTGCGGCGCGCGTTGGGTGCTGCGCTCCAGCAAGTTCTGGGGATGCAGCAATTACCGCTACGGCAAGGCCTGCACCAACAATCGCCTTGTCGGCACGCACATATTCGAGCGGATGGTTTTGGATGACCTGAAGGAAGGCATGCTGTCGCCCGACGTGGTCAGCGCCTATGTCCGCGAATATCACCGCGACTTCGCCCGACAGAGCGCCGACATGGGCCGCGACCGGGCGAAGCTGGAACGCAAGCTGGAGGAAGCCGAGCGCCGGATGAAGCGCATGTTACAGGCCTTCACCGATGGCGGCAGCGAGTTCGAAGAAATCCGCGACATGCTGACCAGCGCCCGCGCAGACAAGGAAGCGCTGCAACGTCAGCTCGCCAGCATGGACGCCGTCCCGAATGTTCTGGCGCTGCATCCGCATGTGGAGGAAGTCTATAGGCGCCAGGTGGAAGAGCTGGAGGCGGCCCTAGCCGATCCCGAAGCGCAGCTTGAGGCGATCCCGCGACTGCGATCCATCATATCCAGCATCATTGTCCGGCCGCGCCTCGATCGCCAGCGCGGCGTTGTCGTGCAAGTGGTCCGCCAGATGGATGAAATCCTTTCGATCGCAACCGGCGGACAGCAGTTTTCACAATTGCGCTAA